TACCGTTAAATAGTATCGGTAATATTGGTGAGTATGCAGTCAACGCTATACAACCATCAACTGATGTTGTACCAAGTAGCCCATCTATAAAAACTTTTTTCTATAAAACATCAAGTAATGAATGGGTTTCATTAGGAGGATCTAGCTGGAGAAGTGATATTCCTACTGTACAAGGATCTATATCTAATCCCACACTAAGCTCTACTAGCAATTTTACGTTAAATGTAAGCGGTACATACACTGTTACTGTTACTGTGACCGGCACTACTGTAAATGATGTTGCAACTGCAATTAATAATATTGACACACCGGTGGTAACTGCTAGAGTAGTTAGTGGTAAATTGCAAATTTTGTCTGATCAACTTCTTGCTTCAGGTGTTCCTTATATCGCATTAACAGATGGAAGTAACACCCCACTAGCATTCTGTGGTATTGATGCAGGTACATACTATCAACCATTGGTTGCGTACGGAACAAGTGCTCAAATGCCATTATGGTCTAGTTCACAAACTACTCCAAGACCAACTGGTTCTGTTTGGATAAAAATAGGTACAGCGGGTAATGGATTATATCCTAGTGTTTCTCGATATAATACTGCTACTGCAAGTTGGGTGGCAAAAAATGTAAGTCAGGCTACTAGTGACTGGGCCGCTATTGCTCAATTAGATTCAACCGGCGGCAAAGCAATTCCGGCAGGTACAATTTATGGACAATATAATTATAACGGATCATTAAGTTCAGCCCCATATTATTTATGGGAAAGAATTTCTACTGGTCCTACAGTAATTACTGGTACTAATACAAGTCCATTGTTTGACGATACTACATGTAATGGTTCAGGGCCATATACATTGTATACTGCAGTTAGTGTGCCCGGTAGTACTAACCTTTCAAGCTCATATACTATAACTATTCCTGATGGAGCAGATGCTACTGCTTTTGTAACTGCATGGGCTGCAGCAGGAGTACCGTATACACAAGCAAACATTGCAACCGATGGATCAATTATATTATCTCACACTCAAGGTGGAGAAATTATATTAAATGATCTTATTAATGAAGAAAGCAGTGGTGTTATAGCTGAATCTGGATTTGTGATTGGTGAAACAACTGGTGTTAAATATGGACCTAGAAGAGTTGGTAATTGGACTAATATAGCATCAACCGGTGGAACTGGCACCGGCGCAAGATTTAATATTCTTTCAGTGTTTGGTACTTATTTTTTAAATAATTTACTTAATAATGGAATATCCTCAGGTGGTACCGGATACGCAGTGGGTGATATCTTAACTATTGCAGGTACCAGTCTTGCTGGCCAAACTCCGGCAAACGATTTGCAACTAGTAGTTACTAAAATAGGAGCTAGTAATGCTGTAACAGGTGTTTCTTATTATTCAGGCGAAGCAATTCCATTATTTGATATTCAATTAAGCAATTGGGTAGAATTCACCTATACAAGCAATGAAGGTGCACCAGTCGCAGAACCTACAAACAACACAAATTGGTTCTATAGCGTAGTTGATCAAGTAGATATCATGGTTCAGAAAAATGGTACATGGATAGGTTATCGTACAACTGCATACGATACCAATGGTCATCCTTCGACTACTGGTAGTCCAGATACAGATCCAAACGGTCCTATCATATCTGCTACTGCTCCATCTGTTCAGAGTGATGGTACTGCATTGGTATACGGTGATTTGTGGATTGACACAAGCGATTTAGAATTATATCCAGTCATATCCCGCTGGCAACAAGTTAGTGGTATAGATCAATGGGTTCTAATAGACACTACTGACCAAACAAGTCAAAATGGTGTTGTATTTGCCGACGCTCGATGGTCTAGTTCTGGTGCAATCAATCCAATTGACGATCCTATTCCAACAATCAGTTCACTACTATCTAGCAATTATGTAGATTTAGATGTGCCAGTTGCGACTCTATATCCTCAAGGTATGTTGTTATTTAACACACGCCGTAGTGGATATAATGTAAAACAGTTTAGAACAAATTATTTTACAAGTGCTAATTATCCAAATGCGGGTGCTTACGATGCAGGAGCTCCAACTAATGTCAATAACTTGCCATTAGTAAGCTACACATGGGTATCAGTGAGTGGTAACAATACAAAGGGTCAAGCATATATGGGGCGTGGCGCACAACGTGCTATGGTTGTACAGGCATTGCGTTCAGCAATTGATACAAATACAAGTATCCGTGATGAAGATAACTACTTCAATTTGATGGCTACACCTAACTATCCTGAACTACAACCTAATATGGTTGTGTTGAATGCTGATCGCGGAGAGACAGCTTATATTATCGGTGATACACCATTAGGACTACCAGATGATGCTACTGCAATTCAAGCTTGGGCTAACAATGAAGCAGGTGCATCAAGTACAGGTGAAACAGGATTAGTTACACGCAATACTTATTTAGGTCTATTCTATCCAAGTGGACTTGCGAATGACTTGAGTGGTAACGAAGTTGTTGTGCCAGCATCACACATGATGTTGCGTACATTCTTACGTAATGATACGGTGGCCTATCCTTGGTTAGCGCCAGCTGGCACACGCCGCGGTAACATTGACAATGCATTAAACATTGGTTACTTAGATCGTACTACAGGTGAGTTCCAACCAATCAAGACACGCATTGGTATACGTGATGTACTATACATCAACCAAATCAACCCAATGGTATTCTTTACTGGCGTTGGCTTGTTGAACTATGGTAATAAAAATAGTTTCAACTCACAAAGTGCATTAGATAGAATCAACGTTGCTCGTTTGATTAACTATGTACGCCGTCAGTTAACTATTGCGGCTCGTCCGTTCGTATTCGAACCCAACGACCAATTAACACGCAATGAGATTGCAGGTGTTATACAAACATTGTTAGTTGATTTAGTTGCTAAACGTGGTATCTATGACTACTTGGTAGTATGTGACGAAAGTAACAACACACCGGCTCGTATAGATAGAAATGAATTGTGGATTGATGTTGCAATTGAGCCTGTTAAGGCTGTTGAATTCATATATATCCCGGTTCGTGTTCTAAACACAGGTGAGATAGCAGGTACAGCGTAAAGTGATACCCCTTAGGGGGTATCAACATTAAAGATAAATAAGTATACAGGAGATAAAAAATGGCAACAGCCTCACAATCATTGTTCAACATGACCGTAGCTAGCGATAACGCTGGTGGTAACCAGGGCTTGTTGATGCCCAAATTGCAATACCGTTTCAGAGTTAACTTTCTGAATTTTGGTGTTGGTCAAACGATAGAATTAACTAAACAAGTTGTAGACGTAACTCGTCCGCAAGTTAGTTTTGGTGAAATTACAATACCGGTTTATAACTCAACAATATATCTTGCAGGTCGTCACGAATGGCAAGCATTGACAGTGAACGTTAGAGATGACGCACAGGGTCAAGTGTCTAAACTAATCGGACAACAATTGCAGAAACAATTAGACTTTGTTGAGCAAGCGAGTGCGGCAACTGGTCAAGACTACAAGTTCCAAACAAACATTGAAATATTAGATGGTGGCAATGGTACAGCAGCACCAATAGTACTAGAAACTTGGGAATGCTATGGTTGCTTCTTGCAACAAGCAAACTATAACAACTTAAATTACGGTACAAACGAAGTAGTTCAAATTGGTATGACAATTCGTTATGATAACGCAGTTCAGTCACCATTAAGCTCTGGAGTTGGTACAAATATTGGTCGTATACTAGGTGGTTCTATTGCTACTGGTATCGGATCCGGTCAAGCCTAATAATTAAATTATTACATGGCTGGGTTTTTTCAAAATCTCTTGACTGATACTGCCAAAGGTTTCTTTGGCAATGACTATGTAAGGGACTACACCCATGCTGCAAAAACTTTTAGAACTAACTCTTACCAGTACGCTCCTAAGTTTAAGTTTTTATTTCATGTATACTTTGAAATCAACCCTGCTGTATACGCTAGAGGTATATCGCAGGGTTCTAATTTTGGCTTAGCTGTAAAAACAATTGATCTACCAAAGTATAATATCACTACTGCTACATTAAATCAATATAACAGAAAACGATTGGTTCAAACAAAAATACAATATCAACCTATTAACATTGTATTTCATGATGACAATGGCAATTTAGTAAATGATATGTGGTATAATTATTATACATACTACTTCAAAGATGCCACTAAACCGACAATATCTTCTGCAGGAAGATCACCGCAAGGAACTAACACTGGTTCTGCTGATTATAATTCACGCAATTTATACAAACCTGATATATCAGGTGATGAAGATTGGGGATTTATAGGGGAGTCTAGTCAACAGTCCGGCACAACTAGTCAATCAAGTCAGGGTATAAGCAAGATTCCCTTTTTTAAAAACATTCAAATTTTTGGAATGAATCAGCATAACTTCATGCAGTATACATTAATTAATCCAGTAATTACTGCCTTTAATCATGATACCTATGATTATGCACAAGGAAATGGAACAATGTCAAATACCATGACCATTGACTATGAAACCGTGAAATATGCAGAAGGTGCATTGGATGGCAAATCTCCTAGTAATATAGTTACTGGATTTGGTTTAGATACTAATTATGACAAAACTCCTAGTCCTATTAATAGACTTGGTTCAAATAGTAGCATATTAGGTAAAGGTGGTTTAGTAGATGCAGCCGGCGGCGTTATTAGTGATTTATCTAATGGTAACATATTGAGTGCTGTTAGAACAGCAGGCACAGCATACAATACATTTAAAAATACAAGTTTAAAACAAGTTGCTGCTCAAGATTTGAACAAATTATTAGTAAACGCTACTCAACAGCAATTACCCGGAGCAGTTAGAAGTAATTCATATTATCCTGGTTATGGCACAAGTCCTAATAACATTGCAGGGGCACCTAATTTAGGATTAAGTAGCCCAGCGCAAATCAACTCAGCGGGCAATGGGATCGATATTAGTACTCCAAACGCCGGCAAACAAACAACTCCTGGCGGTTGAGTTTAATAGTATAAATACTCTACGGAGATTTATATGGCACAAGTTATCGATTCACGCTCAAGTACAGACCAAACAGTTAGAATTTTTGATGAATTTTATTCATTCAACTTGGTTGTTAATGTCAGTGAGTATGACATTGTATTTTCATACTTCAAAAGTATTTGTGACACGACACAAATAGCAGGTAACTTTACTGTATATTTGTTTAGAATATCACAAGAAACACAAATATCTGTATTAGAGTTATTAAATTATATTCAAGGTAAATCAAAACTTGAACTTAATACAGTCATTGCATATTATTTAAATAGCTTTAAAAGCAAAAGTTCACTTTATGGTTTTGGTACTGTTCCGCAACCCAACGAACCAGTTGCTAGAAACATAGTACAATAATGGCTAAGTACGCACAGGGGACATTTACCCCCAAGAATCCTCAAAAATATGTAGGTAAACACACACCTAGATATCGCAGTGGATGGGAACTTACATTTATGAATTTCTGTGATAACAACAACAGTGTGTTATATTGGGCCAGTGAAGCTATATCAGTTCCCTATCGCAATCCGTTTACGGGGCAAGCAAAGAATTATATACCCGACTTTTTTGTTGTTTATCAAAATAAGTACGGTAAACAAATAGCAGAAGTAGTAGAGATTAAACCAAAAAAACAAAGTCTTATTGAAAGCAAAGTTGCTAACGCTAAAGACAGAATGGTAGTAGCAATCAACCATGCCAAATGGGCAGCATGTTCTGCCTATTGCAAAAGCCAGGGCTATACTTTTCGCGTTTTGACGGAGGATGACCTTTTTAGAAACGGTTCACGAAAGTAACTAAATAATTTATGACAAAAAAATTGCAAGAATTATTCG